TTTTCTAGAGGGGTTTATCATGTTAAAAACTACAGCTATCAGCACCGCAAAAAAGACCGCCGGTTGCGCCGTTACATATCGCGCCGGAACCGGTGACAAGTTCGCAACCTGTCCCGCTAGCTGTTCATTAAATCCAAGCGGGCGCGGTTGCGCGGAAATCGACGAACCGTATTTAGACGCGGTTTTGTCGGCCGTGCCCCGTCGCGGTGTTTCTTTTACCTATTCCCATTTTGATCCGATTTTTTGGGCTCATAAGTTGGCCGCTGGCAAAACTGTTATCAATTACAGCGCGGATGGTTTACTTGATGCCTATTCGGCTTTTCAATGGCGCGCGCCGGTTGTGACGGTTGTTCCGGAAAACTTTTTTGCAAATGGTAAATGGGATAAACTGGCCGACGTTCGGTTGGTGCGATGCCCCGCTGAATATAACAGCGCGGTAACGTGCAACAATTGCGGCGACGGCTTGCCGCTATGCGCCCGCCCCGATCGTGATTACATAATTACCTTTACGGCGCATGGTTCGGGCAAAAAGAAAATTAACACCGGCCAGCGCGGCGGCTGTTATGCCGACGGCGGCAACGTGAATATTCACTGGCAGAACACGGCTAAACAATCACAAGCGCAAACCGACGGCGAGCGGTTGCGGGCTTTTGTTAAAACCCTGCCAACCGGTGCAATATTGCGCCAGCACGTCGCCGGTGATATCGGGAAAGAATAACCCGCCCCGCATTGCCCCATTGCCCCGCCTTGATCGGCGGGGCTTTTTTATTTGACAGGCTGGCCGGTGTTATCGCATATTATCTCACAAGCGGCCGGATTGGCTGGCCGCAATTACTACGGGAAATAGTAAAATGGAAAATCAAAATTTTATACCGGCCGAAACCCTTGACCCTCGCGATCAGCAAATCCTTGCATTGGAAAGCCAGCTTGAACACTTCCGCCGCCGCGATCAATTGAAAGCCGAACAGTTAGACCAGTTGGGCGATGCGATCATGGCCTTGATCGGTGACAAAGTCGAAGCCTTGGCTGAAAGCAAAGCGGATGAAGCCGTCGAGGGGGCTTTTCAAAACTTCAACAACGATTTTAATATTTATGATCACCAGATCGAAATCGAAGAAATGATCGACGAGCGGTTGCCAATCGCTCAGGACGAAGATGACCACCGCGAAGCCGTCGAGTCTATCGTCAGGGATATCCTTTCAGGCGCAACCGTCACCATCGACGTTTAAGCCCCGCACAAGCCAACAACCGCCCCCGCTGGTGCATTACTAGCGGGGGTTTTTTAATGCCCCTCACCGGCCAGCGTTGCCCGATTAAAAGAGTTAATGAAGCCGCGCCGTGCCCCGCGCCCGTTGTCCCAAACCTACCAGCCCGTGAACCGTGCACCGTGACCGGCTGGCCGTGATCCGCGGCACAAATCCCGTTGGCAGCGGGCGGGCGATCGTGACCGGCTGGCCGTGATCCGCGAACCAAAAGCCGTGTTCCGCGAACCGTGATCAATGGCAAGGGGCCCCTGCATATCGGGGCAAAAACCGCAGAAATCCGCCAAAAATCCGCGATCCGCGCAGCGCGGCCACCGGCCTGCCTAGCGGGGGCAAGGGCCATGTTTCTCTCAAATATTTATATAAAAAATGATATGGATTGTTTCACGTGAAACATTGCCTAATTATTAGGCAAATACGCAAGACTTGTTAACTGTCAATAAAACGTGCATATTTTGTCGATAAATTGTAAACGTAAGGGGCCCCCGATGGATGTTTCCGATCAGGAGTTAAAGCTTCGCCTGCGACTCGCGCAAATCGAGAAGAATGAAGCTTGTCAGGAAGACTTTTTAGTTTTTGTAAAATCTATGTGGCCCGAGTTCATTGCCGGGCGTCACCACAAAATCATTGCCGAAAAGCTTGAACGCGTAGCCAAGGGCGAGCTAAAGCGCCTTATTATCAACATGGCACCGCGCCATACTAAATCGGAGTTTGCGTCGTTCTTGTTTCCCGCGTGGATGATGGGGCGAAACCCTAAAATGAAAATTATTCAAGCTACGCACACCACGGAGCTTGCGGTTAACTTTGGTCGTAAAACAAAAAATCTAATTGACAGCGATGAGTACAAAGAAGTTTTTCCGAAAGTTAGGTTGGCGGCAGATAGTAAAGCGTCTGGTCGTTGGGATACTGCTTCTGGAGGCATGTATTACGCCGTCGGTGTGGGAAGCAACCTTGCTGGGCGTGGTGGCGATCTGGTTATTATTGATGACCCGCACTCTGAGCAAACTGCGATGTCAGCTAACGGCTTTGACGACGCGTGGGATTGGTACACTGGGGGCCCCCGACAGAGGCTCCAGCCGGGAGGAGCGATAGTTCTAGTTCAGACCCGGTGGTCCGAGAAGGATATGACCGGCCAGCTTTTGAAGGCGATGGCTAAAGACCCCCTAGCGGACCAATGGGAAGTTGTCGAGCTCCCAGCTATTTTTGATGACGGCGAGCCTTGCTGGCCGGAGTTCTGGTCTCTTGATGATCTGACCGCGGTAAAAGCGTCCATCCCGCCGAGCAAGTGGAACGCTCAGTATCAGCAGAACCCTACCGGCGAAGAGAACGCCATCATCCCTCGCCAGTGGTGGAAGCGTTGGGAAAAAGACAAAGTGCCTAATCTTGAGTTTGTTATTCAAAGTTATGATACGGCGTTTAGTAAAAGAGAAACTTCTGACTTTTCTGCCATAACCACGTGGGGTGTTTTCCATCCGGAAGAAGCTGGGGGTCCCCCGGCGATTATATTGCTGGACAGCAAGAAAGAGCGGTGGGATTTTCCGGAACTCAAGCGAGAGGCGCTAGAGCAGTATCAGTACTGGGACCCCGACACCGTCATCGTAGAAGCAAAAGCTTCTGGATTACCCCTGACGCACGAATTAAGAAACGTCGGTATACCCGTTGTTAACTTTACGCCAAGCAAAGGTAATGATAAGATAACGAGAGTTCACTCCGTCTCACCTTTGTTTGAAGCGGGAATGGTTTGGGCCCCCGACACTTCTTTTGCTGACGAGCTCATAGAAGAGGTAGCAGCTTTTCCCAACGGGGAGTATGATGACTTGGTAGATAGCATGACACAGGCCCTTATGCGTTATCGTCAGGGTAATTTTGTGCAGCTACCGTCGGATGACTGGGGCGATGAGGATACCAACGTAAGAGTTAGGGCGTATTATTAATGGGAAATAGTGTAGTAGATTTGGGGGCCGCGGCCTTAGATTATGTTGAGGGCGCTTGGGATTATATGACAGGGGCCCCGAAAGCTTCTGCCAGTGGCGGGTACTATAAAAATCTTGGCCCCGGAGCTCGCCAGTACTTTTCTGGCCCCGGCGATTATGAAAAAACCAATCCAGTGATGGAGTATTTTGGTTTTGAAGACGGTGGCAGTCCTGCGGTGGAGTTGCGTGACGACGGGTCCCTTCCCGGTGTAGATGAGTTACGTTACATGACCCCTGCCGAAGTAGAAGAGGGCTCGTATAGTTTTCTTCAGAACATGGAAGAGCAGATGCTGGGTCATTTGGCCGCGGCCCAGAGCGTCCATGACGAAGACCTCCCTGTGCGCCAGTCCCTAGATATGAAGCGCTACCACTATGAAGAGGCGGAAAAGCTGCGTAATCAGATCGAGCAGTTTAAGGAACGCCGCGCTAGCGCTATTCAAAACTACCCGGAAAGCGAAACTAAACTGTACATGAAAGAGGGGGAGGCTCCTTATGTAAAAGGGTTCCCGGATGATTTGGTTCAGGGCTTTGACGACGGCGGCGCGGCTTCCCTTGGCGCGGGCCGTGTATACCGAGAAGGGGACTACATTACGGAGCCCGGCTACCTTGGTCCGGAGTATGCGTTTGAGGTAGAAGACCCGCGGCGCTTTGATGTTTATGAAGATAGCGGACAGTTTGCGCCGCCTCTAATGGACAAAGCCCTTGAGCCGTATGACGCGGAAGGTCGTGCGCGGCCCACGTATCCTAGCTTTCAGGAATACATCGAGGTAGACGAGTCCGGTAAGTATCCGGCTTTTGGTATAATGGCTAGCCTTGGTAAGGATGCGGATAGGACGAGTCCGTTACAGGCCGATCCGGAGTACCTCGGCATAGAGGGTTTTGACATTTACCGGGACCTAGCGCCGGAACAGTTTAAACGTCGCCCCCTAAATAAACAGAATTTTGATAAGAAACGTGGCTTCCAACACGGGCAGATGGTTCGATTGGAGGCTATGGATAATAAATTGATGAAAATGGCGGGGGTCTCTCCGCAGAGCTTGGGGCCTGCGGCTATGAACCAAATGTCGGATATTTTGGGGCGTAAAATTGGCTGATGAAAAAGTATACACGGGGATTCCGCCGTCAGAACGTCAATATTCGGGTGTCCCTGTCCTTGGCGGATTAGAGGCGGCGTATAGTTATCTGGCCCCAGTAGAGTACCCGGTTATTGAAGAACCGCGGACCGTGTACACCGAAGATATGGGTCGGCGCTATACTTCGACAACACCGGGCGTGTATGGCGAACCGCGGCCCGCGGTCCCCGCAGCTATTCAAGGCGGAATAGATTTTTTTAAACAGCTTGTAGATCAGCCGGGAGAAACCGCGTCAGCGGTAGCCGAGGGTATTGCGTCTATACCAAAAGAGCAAATGCTTGGGGCGCAAGCCTTAATGGAGGGTGCGGACTACGCGTATGACCCAGAGACTAAGGAAGAGTACCGGTTTGATCCGTTTCTAACTGCCGCGCCGGTAGCTGGTGGAACGGCGATAAGCATTGCGCGTACTGCGGGCGATACCGGAGAAGTGCTCGGTATTATGGCCGGTAGAAGATCTTTAAGTGGTGCGGACAAAGAGCAGGTTGCAAAATCTTTGCGGGCTATGGGTAAGTCTCCGGACGAAGTTTTTAGAGCAACGCAAGCTTTCTTTGACAGTGATGTTTTGGGTAGTGACACTGCCGCTTTTCGGTTTGAAATACCAACAGCTAACTCTAAGTTTAAAGAAGACGGTCCGGTTAAGATGTTGGATGTGGACTATGGCAGGGGCTATGCTTTTGGTCTTGGCGACGAATACAGGAAAGTAACCTTTGACGAAGAAGGTGATCTTTTAGAATTAAACAAAGGCAAAATACCTACTGTAGGCGAAATATTTGATTTCCCTGAGTTGTATGAGCAGTACCCTGAAATTAAAGACTCTTTAGTCGTAAAACTTGCAACACCAGAAGGGGAGCCGGTTTGGAAGGCCCCCCGGGCTGTATTTATGAGTGGCGCGTCAAGCCCGTACAGAAAGCCGACCATTGGCCTGAGAGACTCTCAGTCTCAGTCGGAGCTTCAGTCGAGCTTGTTACATGAGCTTCAGCATTGGGTTCAGACAAAAGAAAGCTTCCCGGAGGGGGCTTCCGGGTCTCGTATTATGGACCTAATAGAAGAAAAAATGGGTGCTAAGATGGACCCTGATTTTTTAAAAAGCGCGGCATATGCCGCCTATGAAAGTGTGTACGGGGAGGCTGAAGCCCGTAACGTGCAACGCCGTTTTTCGGATTTTAGGAAAGCCGAATTAAATCCTGTTGAAACTAGACGGGCTGAAGCCCCTGATAATGACATAAGTATGTCGGAAGACGCTGCCGCGGAAAGAGCAGCGGACATGATAAGGGAAAGCCTAGAATACGGTGATTATTCGTATGAAGACGTTTTTCCAGATGCTTTCAAGGCAAAAGGCGGCGTAATAACTTTGGCCGACACCGCGCGGAACATGACCCGCGGCCCACGGGGCGTAGCCGCTCTTGCACCAATAGCTAGGAATATGTATCGGCCTATGGTAAGTTAGGGGCCTTAAAGGAGAACACAGATGGCGCGTAAACCAATTGGCGGTTTGATGGACAACAACGTCCCTTCACAGTTAGACCCAGAGGATTTAGCTGCGGAGGTCGAGTTAGAGATTCCGGGCAGCATGGACAACGTCGTGGCTTTTGAAGGCATGGCGGAGGGCATGGATATTGAGATGACCACGGAAGAGGACGGCGGCGTTACGATTGATTTTGATCCGTCTGACCAGCGCGGTGAAAGCGATGACTTTTACGCCAACTTGGCGGAAGAGATGCCTGATCGCGAGCTATCTAGAATTGCTGGCGAGCTTTTACATGAGTTTGATGCAAACAAAGCAAGCCGACAGGAGTGGGAAGATGCTTATGCAAACGGTCTTGATCTTCTCGGGTTCAACTACGAGGAAAGGACGCAGCCGTTCAGAGGGGCTTCTGGGGTTACGCACCCGTTGCTTGCCGAGGCGGCTACGCAGTTTCAAGCGCAGGCGTTCAATGAGTTGTTGCCAGCGTCCGGGCCCGTGCGTACTTCTATCATGGGAAGCGAAACAAACGACAAACAGCGGCAGTCTCAGCGCGTAAAGCAGTTTATGAACTATTACATCACGGATGTGATGGAAGAATACACCCCGGAACTTGACCAAATGCTGTTTTATCTGCCTTTGGCGGGGTCTACATTCAAAAAAGTATACTATGACGAGACTTTGGGACGTGCGGTAGCTAAGTTTATACCGGCGGAAAACCTTGTTGTACCGTATGAGACCTCTGATTTGGAGACTTGCCCCAACATTACGCAAGTTTTGAGGATGTCTCTTAACGATTTGCGTAAAAAACAGGTTGCGGGCTTCTATTTGGACATACCGGTGATCCCGGCCCAAGAGGAATCCGACCAGATTACCAGTGAAATCGACCGTATTGACGGCACAAGCCGCTCACAGATCGACTACGACTGCACAATTTTAGAATGTCACGTAGATTTAGA